TTTAGATAATCAGAAGACGTTTCATCGATATCGTGTTCAGTCAATATTCTTTTACTTATATTTAAAACCTGATCGTTCGTATTAAGATATGTGTAATAGTCTTCTAAAAGAGCAGTAAGTGTTTCAGCCGATTCACGCAATTGAAGTGGAATCAAATCATCGACCGCAGAAGATTCTTTATTCGATGTTCTTTCGTTATAAGGGCTGGTTTGCTTAGGTGAGTATTGCGCAACACTTGAAACCACGAGCGAAGCTTCAGGACGATTTGTGTACGAAATAATATTTGTGGTTGAGTCAAAGTTATACGTAGCATACTCTGAATACATTTCGTTGTTATACGCTGATGCTGTAGGTGGACCACTTGTCCCGTGATTCATAGATCCCATTGGCATATAAAAAACCACACCATCTAAACCTTCAAATGTGTGTTGATGGTATTGCCCAACGATATCATCTGAGCTCGTGTATAGAGGATAGTAATAGCCAAATACTCCGGCAGAATCTCCGTAGTTGCTTGTTCCTTTTAAATAATAAACTGACATAATTTTTTAGTATCAATAACCGCCATAACCACCTCCAGAAGAAGAACTACCAGAAGATGATGATCCGCTTGAAGATGATGAACTACTACCTTGATCAACAGTGACACCTGAGGTGTTTGACGTAATTACTCCGTTGTCTGCGCGTGAAGAATATGTATTATAGTTATCACCCACTGAACCGGATACTGCCGCAGTATCAATTTCTCCATTTACCGAAGTCTTAGGGACGTCAATGCGCAATAGCGTATTTCGACGAGATACGATATCATTAGAATCTGGTGCTACTTCGAAGCGTATAGTTTCAACCGATTGCGTAAGTGGAATTTGAGAATTCCTTAAATTTATTTCTCCCTTTGAAACATCAAGTGTTCCAACAGAATTTATTACTTTTGTTCTTACACCTTCTACTAAAGTATAAATGTATATGTTTCTTTCAACCTGGCCGACCTCTCCAGCCTCGTCTGCTAAAAAGTAATCAGCATTATTATATTTCCAAGAGGTAGATTGTATAATTGATTGAGAAGGATTTTCGTCAAAAAGCGCCATATCAAAATCAATCTTATGTGTGACGGTAGAACCTCTTGTAAGAACTAGATCTTTATACGCGTAGACCCTTACGGTCGAGTTAAGAATAGCGGTATTACTTGAATCTATTTCTCTTAAGAATTGTGAGTAGCGAAATACACCATCAAAATTTTGTAGTTGTGATTCGTTAAATCTAGTAATTGTTTCTCGCACACCAGTCTCCATTTGTGATTGTGTAAGAGATGTAAAATTACTATTATACTTGAAAAGCACATTAAAGAAAAGGTATGTATAATCTGGATCAACTACCACAGGCTCAATCGCGAGTACTCTTTTACTTTGTAGCGCAGCTGTGACCGAAGTCTTTTCTTCTCGCGTTAAAGAAAGAGCACCTTCAGGTTTTACGGATATAAACACTCTGCCGAACTGTTGAGGATTATTATCTTCACCACCCCAAACTGATATACTATCAATAGCACCGAACGCCTGCTTTACAAGAGTTTTATAATCGTCAGTTGTGACTGCACGATTTTGTGCAATGAAGGTAAGAGGAGCATTGAATCTAATACTTTCGATATCTTCAACTTCAGATCCACCCGCAGAAGCTGAGTTAACTATAATTGTGGTTGTACCATCGACTGTAGTGTCAGCACCGCCACTATACGAAAATGCTGAAGCACCGTTTGCTACGTCTCCTCGAGTGCTTAGAAATTCAAGTTCAATTACGGACTGGTTTCCTGGTTGCTTGCCGATAATGTCATTACCAAAGTGAATTTCATACTTACCTGCGTAGTTTTCTTCAAGATAATATATGAGAGATGAACTATTCAGGCCTGAAGTATATTGTTTAAAACGATTATATATGCTATATGTACTCGCGTTAGGCGTATCGTAAACCTTTACAAGCAAGGTGCTAATATCTGCGTTACGATCTTGAATCACAAACTTTTGATTTAACAAAGAATTATCTATGTTGTATTTACGTGACTTCATCGAGCCCTGTGATACTAATAAGTTGTTAAATGTAAATGTACCTATTCCAGATTCATTGACCACCACAGTTGCCTGTGAGTCTTGAAGAAGCACGAACGTATATGTGATATCATCTATCGTAGATGTAAAGGTGTCACCACGATTAATCGTATATGTACTATTAGTAGAATCATCTTTTCTTCGAAGCACTAAAGTGATATCGGCGGTAGCCGCGGTTTTACTCGTAGGAGTATAGCCTAATAGTTTTGCACGAGAAACAACGTTAGATCTTATCTGAGCGGAATCAAGAAAAGATTCATTCATCGCAACGTGAGTATTCATCGAGTTGTAATGTGTATTATACGAAAGAACATCGAGTAGATTGTTTAAACCTGAACCATCGAAGTCCCAATCTTGAAAAGGTGAGCCTGAACGTTTAAAGTAATCTTTGAGATTACCTTTTATTTTATCGAAGTCTAATTCCGTTGTATTAAATTGTGCCATATTATCTTAATCTTTGAAGTCCTAATTCTACTTCCGTTGTAGTGTTTTGTGTAATTACATTAAATCCTATTGATACGCGATATGCGTTTGCATCTATATCATCAAGTATTTGAATCTTCACCATGTTTATTCGCGGTTCGTGATCTCTTAACAATCGATCAATTTCTTTCTTCATTTGAATCGCGGTAAATTGATCAGCTGGTTCAAAGAGTAAACCTGTTACGTTCGATCCTAGCTTACTCTGAAATGGCCTTTCTCCAAAATTAGTAAGGATAAGATTCTTTACCGCGTTACGTACAGCCTGTATATCGCTGAAAGGCGTGATATCTTTCCTTGTTGGGTGTATACTCATACTCAAATCTAAATCAGAATAGAGTTTCTTCTTCGCCAACGTAGAAGGACGCGTCTGATTATAGTCTGAAGCTGCTGTACTCATATAATCTATTTATAACGTTTAGCGTCTTTTGTAATTATTAAACGCAGCAACTGCATCTGCATATCGTGAATTTATTTCTTTTACGATGGGCCACCATTTCATGCCATCTGCAATCGCAGGAATAATTGTCATGACACCGTTACTAAAACTATTTCTATTGTAATGCATCACATGTCCCAATTCTCTTATATCAGCTTTCTGCGCAGCTACTAATACTTCCATTCCATCTATAGCGGCTTGTTGACCTCGTACATGCATTGTGTAATAAGCAAAGATAAGCTTTTTATTAAGATGTGCCTCCTTTCCTTCGTTCCAGTATTGCCACTTATCTTCAATCAGGCTTTTTTCAGCACTCGAAGCAACAGTGTTATAATACTCACTTGTCTTAAGACCCGACTTTGCTTTTTTCTTAACAAGCTTTTGGTATTTTTTATTACGAGACATTTTCTTTTCGTTATCTGAAAATTTCTTGATTGCTGGTAGGAATGGTTTAATTAGCTCATCGATCTCTTTCCTATAAGGTGCTAGATCATCGAGCAATTCTGAATAAGATTTCTCGATTAAACCAGAGGAGCTTACCTCATTCTCCTTTTGCACTACAGTAGGAACCACTTCCTCAACCTTCTTTGGAATATCTGCAGCTACGGTAGGCTCCGCGGCTTTGACTTTGACCTTTTCTACTTTTCCTTCAGGACTCACTTCCGGAGCTTCGATATTAGGTACGTCCTTACAGAAATCGAACTTCTCTTCTGCAGCACCTGCTATACCACTTAACGCATCACCCGCCGCGCCCGCAATATTACTGACAGCGCCGGTCACGAAATCGTTAAGATCTTCTTCGAAGTTTTGCACAAGACTCACAGCACCCGACACCTTATCCATAAGATCATCTATATCTACATCAGGCAAAGCATCACCCCATCTTTCTTTAAAGGCAGCCTTCGCTTCTGCAAGTTCTGCACCTACCTTACCCTTTAACTCTTCAAGTTCTTTTTTGAAGTTAGGTAATACGGGAGGCTCGGGCACCGCGGCGAGTAAAGCATCTTTCATATCATTTGCTTTTGCCTGAAGATCAGCCATAGCCGCGGCACCTAAAGATTGCAACTCGGCAACCTTCGCATTCAACGCCTCCTTCTTTGCATTGAGAGTATCAAGGAGAGCGTTACTAGAACAATTAATAGCCATATTAGTTTAAGTTGATTGTTGCACCATTTACATCTACATCAGCAGCGCACGTAATATCAAAATCAGTTATCGCATCAATATCAATATTCGCATTCGTGTCGATCTTAATCGTAGAGTTCGAAATGAGAGTCATATTACCTACAGAGTTAACAGTAAAGGTTCCAATCGCGGTTTGTGCAGCATCTCCGTTAACCACCGTTTTGCTATCTAACACAATGTTCATATTGTAATGGCCGGTAATGTTAGTGGTACTGTCGACGATTACATCCCTTATCTCGTTGCCGCCAATCCGTGACGTGAAATTCTCTGCTACATTAATACTACGCTCTTGGTCGATCTCGATTAATTCATTCTGACCAATCTTACTTGTACGTGTACCTTTGACGTATTCTGTTTTGTCTCCTTCAACTTCGAGATGATAGTTACCCTTGACAAGAGTTTTCATATTACCATCGACGGTAAGGTTCACATTTCCCTTTACATACATGTTCTTACTCTTAAAGGTAACCTCATACTCATCACCAACAACAGTCACGGTCTTATCACCATTTGCTACTACTTCTTCATAAGTACCAGAGGTATGGAAGTGAGACAACCTTTCATAATTCGGAGTATCATCGGTTTCTTCTATATGACCAGACTCAGACTCGTGTACATGATTCGCGGGATAAGCAGGATTAATAATCTCTTCAAGCTTACGATTCTCCCAAGTCAATCTCTCGTAATAGGTATCCTCTTTATCTGGAGAGATAGAAGTAACACGCGGCGGAGTAGCAGTTTCAATCTCTTCTTGCCTTGTGTCTTCTTTCGATACATAAGGTTGAGCTGAAGCATACTCTGTTCTCGCTGCCCGACTCATGTCTGATTCTCCGAGCAGGTCCGTAAGAGGGTACCCGCCATCCGGATCGTTGAACCCGATAGTAATGGCCGGTAAAGCAGTTGACATGCTCGGTAGGCTACCAATAACAAATGGATCCTGTAGCGCTTCTCCGTCTCGAAAAAATCCTATCACCCAACTGCCTTGCAATATACCAGTCGCGCTTTGTCCTATACCAGACATGCTTGCTCCGTTGATTGGCATCATAACGTGCGCCCAAGGTAAAGCCTCGGTCGGTATGCCACCAAGCTTCATGTCTTTCTCTGGTGTGTGGTAACCAAAGCAACGAACTTTGAGTCTACCCATCTCGGAAGGATCGTTAATATCCTCTACTACACCTGTAAACCACGCTGGTTGATCTTTAAATCCTGATTTCATTCTTCTGTTAGGTCCTGTCTAAAGCTATCGCGCTTGACTTTTAAATTGACTTTATACTCTCCCATATTAAATACATGTTCTGCGCCTGCTATAAAGTATTTACCACTTAACGTTTTGTCTATTACGTCAGCATCTGATTTGTCAAGCACGTCTTTAATAACTTCTGGATCAATCGCCTTAGGGAATATCAATTCAATCTTCCGACCAGGATTCAGGTTAAGGTCACCATTTAATACAAGATCGTGTGTCGTAGTATTACTGAGCGCCCTATAACTATTTAACTTATTCAGCGACACCGCGGTCAGATCGTTATATAACATACCTTCGTCTGTAGAACTCTCTGTATTATTCTTAAGAGCACCAGTATTAAGCGGAGTATAATCTACATGCGCTGTTTGAAACTTATCACTGGTCTGCACTGGAGTATTCGCGC